CGGGAAAACAATCACCGCTCAGGGAATTTGCCACGACCTCGAGACCAACCTTGCAGTCAGCGTTGAGGTCAAGAGGCGTATCACTGATAAGTATGGCCGGACGTTCCAAGAGGATATGCAGGTTACTACCGGAAACGCTGCCGCAGCAATTGCCTTTCGCAACGCAGTCCTAAAAGTCGTTCCGAAGGCCGTTACCAAACGTGTTGTCAATGAAATCAAGGACGTGGCCCTTGGGAAGGCTATGGATCTCGAAAGCCGCAGACAGAATATGCTTGCCTATTACAGCAGGCTGGGCGTTACCAAAGCTGAGGTATTAGGCTATTGCGGAGTGAAGAACGAACAGGAGATTGACGCTGCAATGGTATTTGAGCTTTCCGGCCTCAAGAATGCTATCAAGGAAGGGACAACGAGCATTGAACAGGTATTCCGCGCAAATAAGGCTGACACCGACCGTGCAGCGCAGGAGGCCCGTAAAGCAGCCGAGGATAAGCAGAAGAAAGTCGCCTCTGCTATGAAAGGTTCCGCACAACAGGCGCAGGAAACAGTCAACACCGAAACAGGAGAGGTTGAAACCAAATAAATCAACGCATTATGAAATCAGTAACTATTTCTATTCCGGAAGGTAAAATCCCTCAATGGGTAAATGGAGTTCTGACACTCGTTGATGAGACTCCGGCAAAGGACAACAGGCCCGTGACCGAAAGAATCAAGACCTTTGAGGATGCTTGCAAGGCCCTCGGGGACGACTCTCAGGAGGTGTGCGATTATCACTACATTATTGATAGTAATTGCGCCTCTGAAGATGTAATTGCCTATGCAAAGCTGCGTATCATCGTAGCTGCGCTCAATGAGGGCTGGAAACCTGAGTTCAAAGCAGGGGAATGGCGTTACTATCCTTGGTACGACCTCTACACCAAGGAGGAATGGGACCAGCTCGACGAGAAGAAGAAGCGTGAGCGTGGTGTGTACTTCGGTGGTCGCGCGCTTAGCGGTGCGATTGACGGCTTCGTGTCTGCGCACTCGCACCACGCCCCCTCGGCTACGAATGCGGACTTCGGTTCTCGCCTTTGCTTCAAGAGCAGCGACCTCGCCATTTACGCTGGTAAGCAGTTCGCAGCTATTTGGCTGGACTTCTGCTACCTCCCCAACGCTATATCAAACAATAAAGAATAACGCATAAAAACACATCAGAAAATGAGTAACATTATCATCAGACCTAAGAGCCGTAACGAATGGCTCGAAGCACGTAAATCAGGAATCGGAAGCAGTGAGGTAGGTACAATAGTCGGCCTCAATCCGTTTGAAACACCTTTCCAGCTTTGGAGACGCAAGCTCGGTATCGACCCTCCTCAGGAGGAGAATTTTGCTATGAAGGCCGGACACTATCTTGAAGATGCGGTCAGCCGTTTTTGGCAGGACGAGACCAACAGGGACGTAATCAAAGCCTCGGCTGGAGATTGGCTCATTCAGTGTAAGGAGAAGCCATATATGCAGGTAAGCCCCGACCGTACATATTGGATTACCGGAGCTGTAAAGAACGCCAGCAACAAGGGTATTCTCGAGTGCAAGACCACTCAGAAGGAGATTGACCCTGACAATGTTCCGCAGCATTGGTTCTGCCAGCTTCAGTACCAGCTCGGAGTTGCAGAACTTTCACAGGGAAGCCTTGCTTGGCTGTCTGCCGGACGAACATTCGACTATCAGGACTACACCTTCAATCCTGAGTTCTTTGGCTGGCTCAGCGAGGAGGTTGAGAAATTCTGGGTTGATAACGTCCTTGGAAAGAAAGAGCCGTCAGCTCTCTCTGTAAAGGACATTCTCTTGAAATACAACCACCATACCGCAGGGAAGATTGTTGAGGTGACAGATGATTTGTTTGACGCTTACAAAGACCTCAAAGAGGTGAAGAAGGAGCTGGATGCTCTCGACGAGCGCAAAACGGAACTTGAAGATAAGCTCAAACTTGCTTTCGGTGACGCTGAGGCTATCAGCTACGACGGTCAAACTCTTGCAACGTGGAAAGCTGCAAAGGATTCGGAAAAATTCGATGCGAAGGCATTTCAGTCTGAGAATCCTGACCTCGCGAAACCGTATATGAAAATGGTTGCAGGATCGCGTCGCTTCCTGCTTAAATAAACACTCCTGAGGGGAAAGATTATGATTGCTATATCCAATGGCCAGCGCGATGAGCTTGTACACTTTATTGAGTACTACTGCTCAAAGAAGGACGCAAAGGACTTGCGCGAATATAATATGTGCCGCAGGGCTGCGAAGATAGCCAAAGGAATGGTTGCCAAGCCTGAAATCAGTAACAGGGAGTTGCAAACCCTCCTTTCTAATTCTCATCCCAAAAAGTGATTATGTCATAATCTCTCCCCTCTTTTTTCTATGATTCAAACAAAGTTATGATAACACTCAGAAGCAATCAACAAGAGCCTATCAACAAGGCAATAGCGTTCTTCAATGAGAAGAATCCTAAGCCGTCATTGATAGTGCTTCCTACGGCCTGGGGCAAGTCAATCCTCACAGCTTTCGTTGCAGCGAATAGCAGTGACAGGTTGCTTGTCCTCCAGCCTTCAAAGGAGCTTCTTGAACAGAATTACCTGAAATATCACGCACTTTGCGGAAATGAGCTTACGTCAAGGGCCGGAATATACTCAGCCTCTTTCGGGCGCAAGGAGATCGAGCCGATTACCTATGCGACCATAGGGTCAATCAAGTATCTTGGTGCTGAGTTCAAGCGTCTCGGATTCACGAAAATGCTCATTGATGAAGCCCACCTGTATCCTCGTGAGGCTGACAGTATGCTTGGACGGTTCCTTGCCGACAGCGGCATCACTCACGTGCTGGGAATCACCGCAACGCCTGTCAAACTACAGACCAACCGTGATATGAGCGGCAATTCGTTCTCGAAGCTTGTTATGCTCACCTCGCGCAGCAAGAAGGGTAATTTCTTCAAGGAAATCATTCACGTCGGTCAGGTGCAGGAAATGGTCAAGCTCGGCTTTTGGAGCAAGCTCAGCTATGAAGCTTATCAGTTCGACGGGAGCCAGCTCATATTCAACTCCTCAAAGAGCGAATATACCGAAGAATCTGTCAAGCTGGCCTATGACGCAAACGGAGGGACAAAAGCCCTTATCAACGCTCTCGACGCTCATCCGGAACGGAAACACATCCTTGCCTTTGCTCCGTCTGTCGCTGATGCAATCGACCTTGCAGAACATTACCCAAGCTCAGCCGTTATTTATGGCGATATGCCTAAGCCTGAAAGGGCTGAAATCATAAACAAGTTCCGAGCTGGCCAGATCCGTGTGATTTTCAACGTCCGTGTGCTTTCTACGGGCTTTGATTACACAGGTATTGACTGCATAGCCCTTGGCATATCGACGGCCTCAATAGCTCTGTATTATCAGATAATTGGACGTGCTACCCGTATTGACCCGTGTAAGACGGACGCTCTAATTATCGACCTTGGAGGAAACGTCAGCCGTTTCGGACGGGTTGAGGATATTGTTTTCGAGCAGGGCCGTCAATGGCGAATGTTCGGAAGCGGTGGCCGTCTCCTGTCCGGAATCCCTATTCACGAGATAGGGCAGATTACCCGTGAGGAATGCGCTGAGGTTGATGCGAAGGCGAATGCCCCTATCGAGATTATGCCCTTCGGAAAATACAAAGGTGAACGCATTGTAAACATTCCCGTAGGCTACCGGAATTGGATGCTGAGCAACTTTGAATGGACGGCCAAGAATGCCAAACTTAAAAAATCAATTATTGCAACATTAAACGCATAAGACTATGTACACATTGAATATCAATCCAAATGAGGAGAGCAGCGCATCTCAGAGCGCGAAGATCCTTGCACACCTCCAACAGGGAGGGAAGATTACCTCACTCGAGGCCCTGCAGAAATTCGGGTGTCTTAGGCTGGCAAGCAGAATATCCGACCTCAAGAAAGAGAACGACATACGTTCGCAGTATATAACGCTGCCGAACGGTAAACGTGTAAAGGAGTATTTTATCGAAGCAGTGTAGGCTATGGGACGCGAAAGGAGACAGACAGTTGATTTCTTCCCACACTACGTAAAGAGCGGACGTACTGTCAGCATACTTGAAAGCAGGTACGGCAACGACGGCTATGCGTTTTGGTTCAAGCTGCTGGAAATACTCGGAGGTGCAGACGGTCATTTCATTGACTGCTCCAACCCGACGGAATGGGAATACCTTTTGGCCAAGACTCGCGTTGAGGACGAGACAGCCGAAAAGATAATTGCGACGCTGATTTCAATCGGCAAGATAGACGGCTCCCTGTGGGAGCAGCATCGTATAATTTGGGTGCAGCGTCTTGTCGATAATGTGACTAAGGTATATAGCAAAAGGGCCTCAGAAACCCCTCAGAAGCCATATTTCGGAGACGGAAACTCCAATAATGAAGATATTTCCGGAGCGGAAATGCCATATAGAAGAGTAGAGGAAAGAAAAGAAGAGGAAAGTAGAGAGGATAACCT